ACGGGGGGTCGGCGTAGAGCAGCTGCTTGGTGAGACCCCACTTCACTTGCGTCAGGGATCGAAGCCCGAAGGGCCGAGACCCGCAGGGGCTCGGTTCACGAGAGCCCGCCCGGACGCCCAACTAGAGGCTCCTACAGTAGTACACCGCTTGTTCTGTACTACACTAGGTGACACCACGATGGCACCTCCCCGCTCCCGCAGGGCTACCCCTCAGCGCGTTTATCAACACTCTACCCCTAACGCTACCCACCGGGTGCTGAGGCCCCTACGCCCTACCGGAGCCTCCCCCAACTCATAAGGACCCCGACCTATGAACCGCCAATCAACGACCTACGTCGCTACCAGCCTTCTACCGTCACCCCCGTTAAAACGACTCGTGGATCAGCTGCACGATTTAATCATCATCAGTTGCGAACGCTCAATCAGTCCCCCTGGCAAACAATTGGAACTCGTGAGGTTTCAATATGTGTCAGACGAAAACAACGACGAGAAGTGCTCCATGCTCTTCGACGTACTGGTAAAGGTGCACGGTCAGCTCGGAAATATACCTCTACGTCTTCAATTCACTGTCGGTAGCGGAGAACTGTAATGTTCGGAGCAATACTAGGCGCCGCCACGTCACTAGCTGGCGGCCTACTGCAGAACAAAGCTAACGAGAAAGCGAATCGCGCAGCCGAAGCACAGGCGCAAAAACAATACGAGCAACAGAAAGAATTTGCGCAATCAGGCATACAATGGAAGGTCAAGGATGCTGAGGCTGCTGGAATACATCCTCTTTACGCTATGGGTGCGAACACTATCAGCTATGCGCCACAATCAGTCGGGTCAAACCCGTCTGATTTCTCCTTCCTCAAAGACACTGGCCAGAATATTGGCCGCGCAATCGACGCCACACGCAGTAATCCAGCAAAAATGCAAGCTTTCGCCACCACAGCAGCACAGCTCCAAAACGAGGGTCTTGCACTCGATAATGATCTTAAGCGTACTCAGCTGGCCTCAGCTGCCGCCTTGGCCAACCAGACCGGCACACCCCCAGGTCTACCCTCGCTTACAACCGGCCCAGCCGCGGACGGGATCGCCGGACAAGGCAACTCGCCCCAAATCGAAGGCCCCTCCCTCAACATCTCCAAGAAAATGGCGCCCACCAACGAGGACGCCCAGCACACCGAACTCGGCGCAGGCGCCGAAGTACGCCTCGTCAGGACCAAAAACGGCTGGGCACCAGTAATCCCGGAAGACCTCTCAGAGTCCTACGAACAGGACATGCCTGGACGGTGGCAGTGGTATGCCAGAAACAGGCTCTTCCACGATCCAGCAATCCAACGTACAATCAATAAGTACGCACGACGCCCGGGCTTTAGACCGCGTTACAACGCATTTACGGGCGAATATACCTACAAGAAATATCCAACCTTCCGGCCTAAGAAATTCCGGGAACTGAAAGGATACCCATAATGAGACGTCGCCGTCGTACCTCCCGCCGCCGTACAAACAGACGCTCACGGCGCGGAGGCACAAGACCAATCAGGATCGGACATCGCTTCTAGATGAACTGCGAACGACCCTACATAATGAAAGGGGGGGCATATGGCTGTGGCCAGTGCCTCCCCTGCCGTATAAACCGCAGACGCGTTTGGACCCATCGAATCTTACTGGAGGCCGCTCAATATGAAAGCAATGCATTCGTTACGCTTACTTACGATGATGCAAACCTCCCTCTGGATAACTCACTCTCTCCTAGAGAATTACAGCTATTTGTTAAACGACTCAGAAAACGCACAACTGAAAAACTCCGTTACTTCGCTTGCGGAGAATACGGTGAAACAACTGGACGACCTCACTATCATCTTGCAATCTTTGGATATCAGAGTTGCGAACGAGGTCAGACAAATCACCGACGAAATAACTGCTGCGCTATATGTGATGAAATACGAGCAGCTTGGCCATACGGAAACATCGACGTCGGAAGACTCGAAGAACAATCCGCCGCCTACGTCGCCGGATACGTCGCGAAAAAATATACTGCCGTTCAGACTTATGAAAAACGACACCCGCCGTTCGCGAGGATGTCCCTACGACCGGGAATAGGCATCGGCATGATGCACGAGCTGGCCTCTACCTTGATGCAACACAAACTTGATGAGCACATGATAGATGTCCCGCTATCCCTGCAACACGGCACTAAGAAATGGCCTCTTGGCCGCTACCTCAGACGCAAATTACGCACCTTCATTGGAAGGGATATTAATGCACCACAGGAGGTCCTCGAAGCGCAGTCCCAGGAACTGCAAACTCTGCGCGAAACTGCATGGAATACTCAGGTCTCTCTCAAAGGCGAAATCCTTAAAAAGTCGTTAGGACGACGCATCCAAATCAACGCCAGAGAAAAAAGGAAAAAACGTGAAACGATATAAACACTCCCTTAGCAACACTAAGCTACTCTCCTGCGATATGGGCGAATTGGTCCCCATAGGCTTAACGGAGGTACTACCCGGTGACTCGATACAGCAAGCGACAAACGCTCTCGTCAGGGCCTCGCCTCTTCTTGCTCCTGTTATGCACCCTGTCGACATCCGCATTCACCATTGGTTTGTTCCACACCGTCTCGTGTGGGAAGACTGGGAAGACTTTATTACCGGTGGACCCGATGGAATGGACGATAGCGTCTTCCCGACAATTGCAATGCCCGCCGACACGGGCTTCGCTGTCGGTTCTCTCGCAGATTACCTTGGCGTACCCACAGGAGTTCCCCCCGGCACATCAATGCTCGACGTGTCAGCTCTACCCTTCCGCGGATACGCAATGATCTTCAACGAGTGGTATCGCGACCAGGATTTGGTTAGTCCACTCGCAATCGACCTGAGTTCAGGAGCAGACTCAACAACCTCCCTGGCGCTTCAGAACTGCGCCTGGGAGAAAGACTACTTCACCAGTTCACGACCCTGGGAACAGAAAGGCCCGGCTATTACAGTCCCGCTCGGGACCAGGGCCGACGTTGTAGGCATTGCTGTCAACAACAACGTCACTTACCCACTAACCGAGGCGTCAAAGAAGGACACGCTCGGAGACCCTGCAACCGCAGGTAATTATCAGGCGCTAGGCTCTACAGATAATATCTATCTCAAGGGTCAAGGAGCTGGAGACACAGACCTTGACATTTACGCCGATCTTACAAACGCTTCCGCAGTGACTGTAAACGTCCTGCGCGAGGCTCTAGCCCTCCAACGCTATGAGGAAGCCCGTGCAAGATACGGATCTCGATACACCGAATATTTGCAATACCTCGGAGTTAAATCCTCCGACGCCCGCCTCCAACGCCCGGAATATCTCGGCGGTGGTCAAAACGCTCTCCAGCTATCAGAAATTCTGCAAACAGCTGCAGACGGCAGCAACCCCGTCGGAACGCTCCGCGGGCATGGCATATCTTCGATGCGCTCTAACCGCTTTCGCCGATTCTTTGAAGAACACGGATACGTCTTTACCCTCATGTCCATCCGACCCAAGACCATCTACGCAACTGGACTGTTTCGACACTGGAACCGCCGCACCAAAGAAGACTTCTGGCAGAAAGAACTCGAACACATCGGGCAGCAAGCCGTCCTCGTTAAAGAAGTCTACGCCGCAGCAGACGGATCACCACTAGGCCCGAACGATGATTTCGGGTTTCAAGATCGGTACGACGAATATCGCCGTCAGGAATCCTCGATCGGCGGCGAGTTCCGAACGACCGACCTAAACTTCTGGCATATGGCGCGAATCTTCGCGTCAGACACGGCGCTAAACGAAGACTTCATCAAATGCGTACCAACGGAGCGCACCTTCGCCGTACCTTCGAAAGACGTGTTTTACGTCATGGCGAAGCACTCTATTCAAGCCCGCCGCATGGTCTGCCAGAAAGGCACCAGCTTTATCTTCTAAGGAAAACAACAATGGCTAATAAGACAAATCACGACACTACAAAAAGCTCCGGCGCGTCAGCGCCGGGGCTTTCTGCCGCTAAACACGATGCTGAGGGTCGGGAGATTATGGACCCGACACCAATGCAGCCGCCTCTCGGCTACAAGAAAACGCTTTCGCTGAACGAACAGATTATGCAGCAGGTTCGCATAGCGAAGCTTCAGATACTCGAGGCACAACAGCTCGAGGAAACAGAGGAAGAAGCCGACGATTTCAATGTCGGCGAAGACTTCCAGCCACTCTCACCATACGAGAATGATCACATGCCTACTCTCGCTAACCTTAAGAAACAGGCCCGCGATATCAACCTCAAGATTGAGAAAGCGAAACGCGAGGCCGCAATCGAAGCCTACAAAGGCACACTAAAAAAGCCGGCTGATCCGCCGGCCCAACCACCATCGGAAATTAATACCGATAAATAAGCTGCTCGGAGCCGACCCCTCACAAAACGGGGGGTCGGCGTAGAGCAGCTGCTTGGTGAGACCCCACTTCACTTGCGTCAGGGATCGAAGCCCGAAGGGCCGAGACCCGCAGGGGCTCGGTTCACGAGAGCCCGCCCGGACGCCCAA